AGGTCAGCCCGTAGGCTAACCCCGTGCTTTTCGCCAGAGTGTGGACACTCCCGAGCGTATCCCCGCAGCTATCTGCGAGGGGGTCGGAAGCACCCAGCCGAGGATGAGCAGAGCGATGATCCACCAGCTGGTCTGGTTGATCTCGACAGTCTCCACCGTCTCGGCTTTCACTTTCTGGGCGTCTGATGTCTGGACGATGTCTCGACCAGCACGAGGGCGTATCAAGGGTTTGACCTCAGTCGTCCCTATGGTCTGGCTGTTGACCGCTCCGACCTGCGTGTTGGGGATCACAAGCGTTGGCTTGGGGATCATCCCACAGGACGGCAGCAGCAGCACAGCAGCGAGGCACAGGCTAATCAGGAGATGACGCACGGAAGCGACCTCCTGCTATGTTGATGCCTGCCACGGCGGCGATGAACACCAGCGTAGGCTCGACCAGCATGTCAACCATTTGGAGGTCCCCTGAGATGATCTCCCAAAGGAGAACGCCAAAGAGGACCGCCGCATATTCCCTCGCCCCTGTCTTGTTGGAGAGGAACGGGAGGTTGAACATTACCGCGTGATCATCACGTTGCTTGACGCGGCGATCTTCGCAGTGACCTTGGCGCGGAACGCCTCGCTGGTCTTGTACTCAGGCTTGGCCATGTCTTCGAGCATTGCTGCTTCGCTCTCATAGCCCGCCTCTGCCTGTGCAGTCTTGCCGCCCATCAGGTTGCCTTCGATGCCGACCTCAGCGACGTACTTGGCCCGCATGTCCGAGACAGCCTTGGATGCCTTGGCGAAGTCGCCGGAGCTGACAGCCTCGTTGTACGGAGCCAATGCGGCCTCGTCGAGGTTCTGGCCCATCCACTGCTGCATGTCGGCGAATGCCTGTTCACCACCTGCGAGGTCCTTGATCTGGCCGATCTGTGCTTCGCTGATGGCGGCAGTGCTTTCGTCCTGTGCTTGGACACCACGGCGATAGGCATCAACCATCTCGCGGGGGTAACCAGCTTCGGCCAGCTTGGTGTACGTGTCCTCGGAGATCGAGCCTTCGGTGGTGAACTCTTCGGCCACTGCGGTCGGATCGAGGCCCGCCTTGGACAGAGCGTCGGTGACCGCCTCGCCGTACGGGCTATCGCCAGCCGGTGTCTCGTCGTTCTCGTTGGCTTCGGCTTCGTTGCCTTCCGGGGTCTCCTCAGGGGTAGCGGGGGTTTCTTCTGCTGCGGGGGTCTCCTCGGCAGGTTGCTGGGACGATTGCCCCAGCTTCTTCTCAAGCTCACCATACGCCTTTACCAGGTCGTCTTGGGTCTTGAACTTGCCTGCGAGAAGCTCACCGCCTTCGTCGGTCGCCGGGGGCTGAACGCTGTCGGTGGAAACCGTTGCGGTAGCAGCGCCACCAGCATGAGTGACGACTTCGGGGGTGGGGTTCTCAGTGCCGCTCATGTTCAGAACGTCTCCCGTGTTACGCCGTTGCCGAGGTCTTCCTTCTCAGCCTTGCGTACGCCGGTCGAAACTTCGCCGGGGTTCGAGGGGGTTGCCTTAGGGGTTTCATCCTTAGGCGCTTGGGACTTCTTCGCTGCCATTTGGCTGTCCTTCCAGTTGTTGTTGAATTGCAGGTCCCGCCTGACGGATCAGTTCGGGGGCTAGTTGTTTGACCATGTCCATCCCCTCTGCTTTCTCTTGTCCTTCTTGCTGGACAGCTGCAGGGATGATGAGACCATTGAGGTCGATGCCGTCCGCGATTGCGAAGCGGGCGATCAGCTCATCGACGTTGATCTTCTGTGCGATGGCTGGGTTGGCGAGAACACGCTCCACCTTCTCGATGAAACGCAACAGCTTCTCGCCGTCGTGTCCGCGACCGAGAGCGGCAAAGCCGGTCACGATTGCAGGCTTCACTTCGGACGGCAGCTTCGGCATTCCCTCAAGACTTTGCAGGAGGAACAGCCGACGCTTCACGTACGGAAGCTGGAACTCCTTCGAGAGGAGCGAGTAGATGCCGCCGAGGCTGTCGTCCAACTCCTGCGCAACATACCGAACCTCTTCGGCGGTGACGCGCTCGGCATCCCGCATAGCTTCGATGTTGATCAGGAAGGCGAAGGCCAGCTCTCGTTTGATCGTTGCGATCATCTCCTGCGCAACCCGCAGGTCGGCAGCTTTGTCCATCCGCAGGACGGTGACGTCATTGGCATCACCAGTGCGGACACTGTTGTTCGAGGCGTGGGCGATCACCTTGGGGTTGGTGGTGCCGTTGGGGCGTACGAGGAAGATCACCTTCGCAGCTGCAGCCGACGCATCGGTGACAGCTTTGGAGAGGATTTCCAGGTTGTTCAGGTCGCCGAGGAACATCTCGATGTAGGAACGGCCATAGGCTTCGCCGTCCACGATCAGGAACCGCAGCGGGAGCCACGGGTTACCTTCCTCAGGGACGTTGCCGTCAGTGCCGGGGACCTTGTGGCCACCAATCTCCTGATGCCATACCACCCGGCCATCCTTGCGGATCACGTGGGTGTACATCTTGAGTGTCTTCTCAGCGTGGTTTTCGTTCTGGAGCTTCCCATCACTGGAGAGCTTCGCTTTGATGTCTTCCGAGAGCGAGGCCGGTGCGACCTCTTCTTCGATAACGATCTCTGTCCATTCACCCTCAGGCGTCCGAACCACCACGTACTTGTTCAGGTCGTATTGACGGGACCCGGTCTTGCCGATGTACAGCAAGGTGTTCCCGACGACGATCAGGTGCTTGAGCGCCTCGAACAGGATGGTGGTGTCGCCGCTGTTCTCGATCTCCCGCAGGGCCTGACGTTCGTAAACGCCGAGACCCTTCTCCACCTGCGTCTTGAACTCAGGATCGACATCAGGCCGGTTGAGCAGCGTGGTCGAGTTGAGCTTGAAGAACGGGGTGTTCATCGGGAGGAGAGAAAGCAGCATCTTGGATGCAAGGGTGTTGACCCCACGGGCACCCATGCTCTGGGCAGGGTCCTTGATCTTCATGTTGCGGACGGACTTGTTGTCACGCTGGAAGAGTGTGGGGATCGTCAGCTTGGCGCACTGGTCACCGCGTTGGGTGAAGTGGTCGCGGTCGCTGGAGAGTTGCGCATATCGCGTCTCGGCAGTTGCGGTTGCAGTGACTGCCTCTTCTGTCATGGCGTCTCCTTACGGGATGTTGACGCCCGAGCCATTAGCCCGAGGTACGTTGAGATCGACGCGGAGGGCTTCAATCCCTCGCTTGCGTTTGTGGGGTGCCACCTTCAAAGCATCACCTGCGGCTGCGTAACCCATGGCCGTCTCTGACGGGGGCGGGGGCGCTGCCGGGGGAGGAGCTGGAGGAGGAGGCGTCTTCGGCTTAGGTGGGCACATAAGCGGTTTCCTCTTGGGTCTGTTTGACCGCCTTCAAGTGCCTGATCACCTCAGCATTCCCGAAGGCCACAGCAGGGTCCTTCTTGGAAGGATCGACAGCTTGGTCGGGGTAGACGGCTTCGAGGTAGGTGATCAGCTCGTCACTGAGTTCGGGGCATTTGATTTGCATGGCGGGGTTCCTTTGGAATGGTGGCACCTAATTCTGGGGAGGACCCCATAGGGTCCCCTCCTGCTACTCACATGTCCGCTTCCCTGTGGCGGGATCGAACGTACAAGCTGCCCCTTCGTCCCACGGCTCATCGTCGGGGAGAGGGTCGCCTGTCTCAGGGTCAACGCCATACATCTCGCAGATGCGATCAGACACATCGAACGGGTTCTTGAGATCGGCATAGGTGATAACCACTGCGGTGATCGCAGCCGCGTACCAGCCCTTGATCTTCGACCAGATCGACGGCTTCTTGGTCTCCTCGATAGCGTTGAGGATGCCGAAGCGTTTACCTGCCGAGCGGAAGGTCGTGCATCCCTTCGCGCCGCCGAGCCACGCCTTCATGTACACGTCCTTGAACTCCTCGAACGTCACATCGTCGCCGATGTTGCAGGTCTTGGAGCAAGCACTGTCCACCCACTTCTGGAAGGCGATCAGCATGTCCACGTGTTCAGCCGGTGCGAGGTCAGCTGCGGTGCGTCCCTCGATCCCCCACTCGCGGTAAGCGTAGTCGGTCACACGCTCTACCTTGGCACCGTCGAACTGCTGCACAGTGCGGTCGTACTCAAGGAGAAACGGTGGCTCGATGCCGGAGCTGATGTTGTCAGCAGCCAGAGCGATGGAGCCGGTCGGAGCGATGGAAGTCAGGTGCGAGTTGCGGATGCCCCAGCGACGGATCGCGTCCTGTACCCACGGGTCGAGCTTCTGGATGAACTTCGAGTTGACATACATCGTCTCGTCGTAGAGCGGGAACGCGCCCTTCTCACGAGCCAGATCAACCGAGGCCATGTAGCAGGCGTTGGTGAACGCTTCCATGGTCTCTTCGACGAACTGGACAGCATCGTCAGTGCCGTAGGGGTAGCCCAGAGCTTCCAGTGCATTGGCCACACCAGCTGCGCCCAGACCCATCCGACGCTTGTCCTTGGCTTCCTTCTCCTGCTCGGGCAACGGGTAGATCGTACGGTCGATCACGTTGTCCATGGCACGGACCACATGCGGGATGTCCAGCATGAGCTGGTGCATGTTGAAGCGGAAGCTGCCGTCTTCCCGGCGCACGATGTACGCTGCCCAGTTGAAGCTGCCGAGTAGGCAAGCACCATGGGGAGGGAGCGGTTGTTCGCCGCAAGGGTTGGTCGCCGCGATGGTCTCGCAGTACCAGAGGTTGTTCATCTTGTTGATGGTATCGAGGAACAGCACACCGGGTTCAGCCCAGTCCCAGGTCGCCTGCATGATCTCGTCCCACAGCTCGACAGCACGGATGGTCTTGACCACCTCGCCGTTGAATTTGAGATCGAAGTCGGTGTCGTTCATGACAGCATGCATGAAGGTGTCGGTGATCCCGACGGAGATGTTGAAGCGACGGAGCGTGGTGTTGTCCTGCTTGGCGCGGACGAAGTCGAGGATGTCAGGGTGATCGACACGCAGTACACCCATCTGGGCACCGCGACGGTTACCAGCTGAGGCTACGGTGCCGCAGGTGGCATCGAAGGGTTCCATGAAGGAGAGAGGGCCAGACGCTTTGGAGCCGAGGGATTTGATCTCAGCGCCACGGAAGCGGATGGTCGAGAAGTCATAGCCGATGCCGCCGCCCTTTTGCATGGTGAGGGCAGCTTCTTTCAGGCGGTCCATGATGCCTGTCATGCTGTCAGGGATGGAGCCAGAGACGAAGCAGTTGAAAGCTGTGGTTGAGCGGAAGGAGCCAGCTGCGGATTGGACGCGGCCAGCGGGGAGGAAACGACGGTTGAGCAGGATTTGGTACAGCGCCTCTGCATGCTCGGGGCTGTCCGACAGAGCGTCGGCGATACGGCGCATGGCGACCTCGAAGGTCTCGCCGGGTTGGCGGTGCTTGTCTCGTCCTGTTTCCTCGGAGATCGGGAGTGTGGGTCCGTGGTTCATTCTTGTTCTTTTTGCGAGGGGTTGGAAAGAAAAGCCCCCGCCGAAGCGAGGGCCGTGGGTCAGACCAGATCGGTCAGATCGGGTTCCCGGTAGTTGGGACCCTTGAGGATTTTGCCGTCCTCTCGGCGGATGGGTTTGCCGTCCTCACCCAGCTTGCTCATGTTGCTGGCGTGGACCCGGTCGAAGGCTTCCATGAAGACAGCCTCGTCGAAGTAGCAGGTGTACGGCTCGGTCCAGACACCGATGTCGAGGAACAGGCGCTTCATCGCCTCGGCTTCCTCTTCCGGCATCAGCTTCTCCAGATCGTCCAGAGTGCGACCACCGTCGGTCACGTTGAGGAAACCCATGGTGACGTAGATCAGGTCCACGATCTCCTTGAGCTTCTGCACCTCGTCGTCACCTTCGAAGGCTTCTTGCACCTCGTCGAACTCTTCACGGATCAGCTTGAGCCAGAGCCGGGGATCGAGCGATGCTTCGAACGTGCGGATGAACTCGGCGGTGATCGCCATGCAGTGTGCTTCTGCTTGCAGTGCTGTCAGCATGCGGGACGTTTCCTTTTTCCATTGAGGATTTCTGAGACGCGACCGGGATTGAGGCCGACAGCCGCAGCGATCTCGTGTTGGGATTTGGAGGTGACAGAGGAAAGGCGGACGACCTTGTCCCACTGTTCAGGGGTGACGCCCCGGTTCTTCGACGGGGCAACACGTGACGCACTCTTACGGGTCATGAGCGAGAGAGCTTCCGCGATCTTCTCGGCCTCAGGCCCTTCGAGGTAGGAGCTGTCAAGCACCTCCTCCAGCAGCCCTCGTGCCTTGGGGATGTCGCTCATAGGATTTCTTCCCCTTCGAGTTGGTTGATGCGCATCTCGCAGTAGCGGATGACTTTGCGCAGATCGGTGATCTCGCTCTCGCGTTCGTCCTGACCTGGGTAGAGCTTGGAGCCAGCGCGGCAGACGTACTTGATGACGTTGCCTTTCCAGAAGGAGAGGCCGTTGCGCATGATGAAGGTGATGGGTTCGATCACGAACTGGGTGTAGTGCGAGGGCCGTACGACGACGTCCTCGGCAGGTTCTGTCACGGTGTCCACAGGATGGGTTCCTTGGTTTTGAAGTTGTAGTCTGAGGCGCGGAGGATGCGGGCCACCTGTGCTTGGCGGATGGCTTCCTCGACACCCAGACCAGCTGCCTCGAAGTGACTGACCACGACTTCCCATAGGTCGTCGCATTCCTCTTCGCGGTAGCGGATCACGGTGTTCCCTTTGTTGGGACCACTCTTGAGCGTGTGTTCGTACGGGACCTTCTTGAGACCGCCGTCGATGATCTTGTCGGCAATGGTGGTCCCTATTCCGGGGCACCCGCCGTAACCGTCTGTGACATCGCCTGACAAAGTCTGCTTGAGCCAGTAGCAATTGGCCTCAAATGCGGAGACTTCGGTGATGTCCCATGCGCCTACGATCTCGACGCCGTCCTCGCTGAACTGCGCCTTGGTGCGGACGTACTTGCCGGGGATCGTCTTCATGTCCTTGTCGATGGACACGATGATCTGCTCGGCCTTGGAGGGACGTGTGGCGAGGATGCCCATGAGGTCGTCGCCTTCGAGGCCCGGTGCCATCTTGGCGTCCATGTTCTCGATCATCCATTGCTTCACAGCGAGGAGGACCAGAGGCTTGCGGACGGTTTTGCGGTGGGTCTTATAGGTGGGCAGGACGTCGAGGCGGAAGTTGTGTTCAGGGTCGGTGAGGCAGAGGACGTGCTTGTCGCCCTCCAGCTTCTCCATGATGTCCATCACGGTGCTTTCGACACGGGCTGTCACCTCGTCGAAGTTCACGTTCCATGTCCAGTGCCCCGGCTCCCATTCGAGAGCTGTCTCGCAAGAGGCGGCGCACTGGTAGGCCACCACATCCCCGTCAATGAGGAGTGTGCGTTTTGCCATCAGTTGGCTCCATGTTTGAGCAGTGCTTCGGTCGAGACCGGGAACAGTGCTTTCAGGTTGTTGAGGATTGGTTGTGCGACGTACGAAGCCTCGCGCTGGGCGTGGCCATCGAGACGCAGCTGGCACATCTTGGCGAAGGCGTAGACAGACCCCGACCAAATCCACGTGGTCATGAGGGACTGCGGCAGGAACATGCGGGCTTGCTCACGGCAGAGGCCGTCAGCGATGGCTTGGAAGTAGCAGTCCTTTGCGGCCTCGATCAGCTTGGAGTACCGCATCGAGATGCGTCCTGCTGCGTCCCAGTCCACAGGATTGCCGCTACCTTGCTTCACCGCGTCAGGCTGCGAACGCCAATCATTCCTGTCCTCTGGCCAGTAGAACTCCAGATCACCCTCGACATAGCGACGGCTCACCTCGTTCCACGGCAGGTACTCGTGCTTCACCAGCTGCCGCGCAATGAAGATCGGAGCGGTGACACGGAACGAAACGAATGCGTGGTTGAAGGGGGACTTGTGCTTGTGCCGAGCGAGGTAGTCGATCAGCTTTTCGTCTTGCTCTGGAAGGGCATAGGTGCCGATCTTCATGTCGGTGCAGACGTAGTCGCTCTCAGCGTCGAAGGACACACGAGCGGCGTTGACCACAGCCAGGTCATCCCCAGAGTGGCGCAGGTATTGGACGTCGATCATTGGCTATCTCTTTCGGAAACCCGCGTAGGGGCAGTTGATGTCTTTGGGGTGGAGGGTGATGGTGTCCTTGCCATCCAGCAGAGATGCCGGGATCAGCCAGAGACGGTGCTTGTGGACGACAGCCAGCAGGTCGTACCTGTCAGCTGGGTCGAGTGCATTGGTGGCCCCTAATTGTCTGACACGGACAGCTTTGTCCGCAGCAGCTGAGGTTTTCACCTGTACTCGCTGGAAGCCATGGCCGGTCTGGATAACCAGATCGACCCAACCGGGAACGGCTGGCCAGTAGATCGGCATACCTTCTGCGAGGAAGTACGAGGCGACAAGGTGTTCCCCTGCCGCCCCGAGGTAGTGGCTCGGGAGTGAGCCGTTGTGGTCAATGGGTCTCTGCCCAGTTGGCCCCGTACTTGTACTCGCCATCGAGAGGACACTGGAACCCGAGGGCATCTCCAGCTTCTCGCATGGCTTCGACTGCGGTTTCTCCGACAACGTCTTCCAGTCCTTTCTTCACGAGGGTTTGAACCTCGTCGTGGACGTGAGCTACGAGGAGGAAGTCCTCGCCGGGGACGAGACCCTTCTCGGTCAGCTTGTCGTAGAAGAGGATGGTGGCTACCTTCACAGCGATGGCTCCTGCCGATTGTAGTAGAGTGTTGAGGGCCGAGTGATCGGAGCGGACCATGAGCAGGCCACCGTCGATCCCCATGACGTGCATGTCGCGCTTCTGGACAGCCTTCTTGAGGTCTTCCTTGAGCCGCGCCAGTGCAGGCACACGGCTGAGGAAAGCCTTGATCAGCTTGTTCCCTGCCCTGAGCTTGGCTGTGGACGTGCCCTGCGGAAGCATGATCTCACCAATGGTCTCTGCCCCTGCCCCGTAGAGGAAGGCGTAGATGAACCGCTTGGCGATCTTGTTCCGCCACTTGGCGTGTTCCTCGTCATGCTCATCGTACTCGACCCCTTCGAAGAGACCGTCAGCCAGAGCCTGTGCGTTCACCCAATGGATGTCGCCGTCGAGGACAACAGCGGTGTACTTGCCGCCGTCATACCGTGCCATGTAGTGAGCGAAGCAACGCAGCTCCAAGCCCGAGGCATCCCAACCGAGAAGGCTGTAGCCCTCAGGGGCGCACAGCAGCTCACGGAAGTCCTTGCCGAAGGGCACGGTAACCGCTGGGATTTGAGCCATGTTCGGCGAAGCGTGTGTGCAACGTCGTGTGACTGCGCCATTGGTGTTGACGCTGCCGTGGATGTTGCCGCCGCCCTTGCGAGCTGCCGGGATCAGACCCCTACCGCCCTTGCCTTCCAGCATGCCCAGACGTTTGTCGAGCAGGAAGTACTCAGCCAGTAGCTTGGCCTCAGGGTACTTGAGCTTCTTGAGGACCTTCTCGTCCACCATCGGCTTGCCCTGCTCGGTGAAGTCCTTCGGTTTCCAGCCGTACTTCTGCTTGAGCCAGCGGGCGATGTGATCGCGGGAGCCGGGGTTGAAGATGATCTCTTTCGACTTCTTGATCGTCTTGCCCTTGACATACCCGAGCTTCGAGTTGTTGGCCTTCGGGGTGAAGTCCCACTCCTCAGTGATCGGAGGGAATGCCTCTTGCAGGTCGGTGTAGATTTCAGCCTGCCGACGCATGAGCCGCTGCTGTAGCTTGAGCGCCCGTTCCATGTGGAAGGGGAAGCCATTGCGTTCCATCTCTGCGATGATCCACGCGAAGTTGCGTTCGATCTCGATGGCACGAGATGAGTAGCCCTTGCTTTCCTGCAGCTTGATCAGCTTGCGGGTGACGATCACGTCCTGCTCACAGTACTCCTGCATCGGGACGTTCCACGTAGCCCATGGATCGAGGCCCTGCTCCTTCATGTCTTTGGAGTAGTCGCCCTTCCATTCGCCGAGGCGGTAGCCCCATGCTTCGAGGCCGTGGGAGCCGATGAGACGACCGGGGAGGATCGTGTCCATCAGGGACTTGAAGGCTTTCACTTCATCCAGGTCAGGGTCTTCACGCAGCATCGCCTGCACCTGCCGCTTGAACTTGGGCGTGTGCTTCTTACGGAGCTTGAAGTCGTTCTCCCTGATGTCAGGCCAGATGAGGCGCGACAGGATCAGGGTGTCGGTGACCTTGTGCCGTGGCATGTCGAACCACGGGTAGATTTTCTTGATTGCGGGGAGGTCGAACTTGATGGTGTTGTGCCCGATGTTCTCATCAGCTTCCAGCAGGAGCCGCAGCCCCTCCTTGATCGACACCACCTTGAAACCCAGTGGGGAGACATAGCCGGGATGATCCGTACAGGACCACCCCTCGCCAGTGTCGATGTCCATGAGGACCATGGAGTGGATGACAGTGAGTTGATCGAGCAGCCCATCGGTTTCGATGTCGAAGGCTAGACGCATGGCGTCTCCTTTCGTGGCTGCTTGGTTGTCAGTAGAAGTCGTGGGTGCGGCGGTATGCGTCCGTCGCGTCCTCACCCGGCAGCATGAACTTGTCGATCATGAGCAGGTGTTCAAGCGGGGTGTCCGTCAGGAGGATCATCCACTCTTCGCGGTGGCGGTGGTGCCAGCTGTCGGCCTTGGTTTCGTGCTGCCATTCCACCTCGAAGTCAGCGCGGTCCATCGCGAAATCAGGGACCGACCCTTTGCGGTAGTACCGACCGGGGATTACGTACTGCCGTGCTATGCAGGCCACTGAGACCATGCGGCCATGGATCGGGCGATCCACGGTGAGGGTGCCGAGGAAACGGTCAGGGTTTTTGCGGTCATAGACCTTGAGTTTTGCCATTAGCTATGCGTCCTTGCATTGATCAGAAGATGGCTTCACCGCCATCGACAGGTTCGAAGCCTGTCTCGGTGTCGCTCTTGCTCATGGGCACCAAGCGCCCAGAGCTGTGGTCGTAGCCGAGGAGGAAGGTCTGGCCTGTGGCCTGCCCTGTCACCCGGTCCTTGAGTACGCGGAAGGTTGTGACCGATCGCTCGCTCTCGTCCTCTGCCTGCTGGTCACGCTCCAGCCCGTACATGTGGTGGCACCAGAAGCCGATGGCTCTGGACCCCTTGAACTGACGGATGGTTACCCTGCCGCCTTCCTCGTGGGACTTACCCATGTCGGGGGTGGTGAGGTGCGAGATGATGCAGACCCAGATGTCCAGCTCTTTCACCAGACCGCCGAGCTTGCTCATGATCTTCTCCAGCTCCTTGCGTTCGTCGTCCGCTTGGGATGCGAGTGCAGTGAGGTGGTCGATGTAGAACAGCTTGACGCCTTCGTGGTGGTAGAGATACCGGATGGTCTCTTCGATCAGGTCGTAGTCAGCCGAACCGAAGTGGTCGTACATGTAGAGGTTGTCACCATTGGCCAACCGGTCCACAGCATCGACAAGCTCCTGCGTCTCCCACGGATTTTCGTCACTCGCTGGGATGTGGAACTTGCGCCCTGCTGCCTTACCGGCGATGCGCTTGGCGGTCTCTCTCGGCTGCTGTTCGAGGAAGAACAGGCCGACCTTCTGGTTCAGGGTGTTGACATCGTACTCGATCTGCTGGGTCAGCACGTCGGTCTTGCCGATGCCGGTGCCTGCGCCGAGAGCATCAAGCTCACCGTAGCGACGACCGAAGACAGCGTTGTTCAAGCCTTCGTGGAACCACGGTAGCCCCCACTCGGGCAAGGTCATGACGTCGTCCTTGATGTCGCCCAACCGGACAACACCTTCGGGACGCCACGCCTTGGCCTCGAAGATCGCGTCGATGATCTCAGGTCCGCGCTTGGCCATGAGCATCTCGTTCGCATCCTTGAGCGGGAGCGAGGCGATCTTGCACTTGCCGGGGCTGAACAGGCGGGCACAGCGTTGCGCTGCTTCCTTACCAGGTTCGTCCATGTCGAACATCAGGATCACCTCGTCGGCTTTCTCCAGCCACTTGAGGTTCGCTGCGATGTCCTTGTGTGCAGACTTGGAACCGCTTGAGATGGACACTGCGGCCCAGCGGTTGCGGCCACCGGAGATGACCTCATACACAGACATGGCGTCGATCTCGCCCTCGGTGATGATCACCTTCGGCGCTGCGTCACGAGCGATGTGCTGCCCGTACAGCTGCAGCTCTTTCGTGTGCCCGATCCAAGGGAAGTCCTTGTCCTGCAGACGGATGTGCTGGGCGACGATGTCACCAGCTTGGTCGCGGTAGTTGGCAATGTGTGCTGGGTCACCGCTGTACTTGCCGACGCGGTAGTCGTAGCGTTTGCAGGTTTCTTCGGTGATGCCGCGCTTGGTGAGCGCACGGACCTTGCCATTGCGGATCAGATCAGAGGCCATCTTGCGTCCTTTGTTGGAGGGGGGTTGGGTCTCGTCGTCCGTCGGAGGTTCGTAATGCTCACAGCCGAAGCAGTAAGCGTGACCGTCCGAGTACCGGGCGAGGTTGTCGCGGGAGCCGCACGAGGGGCACGGCTCCTTTGCTACGAACTCAGACGTGTCTTCGCTCATCAGCCGAAGATGTCCTTCAAGCGGTCAGCCTTGTGCTGGGCATGGGCCGAGCTGATGGTGGCGATGTTCGCCTCAGCGGCCAGCTTCATCGAGGTGTCGCGCAGGCGGTTAGCCTTGGCTTCCTCGGCAGCAGACAGGGCTTCCAGCTGACGGGTGGCTTTCGAGAAGCGACCCATGATGTGGTCAACACTGTCGGCACGGGTGACGCGGCGGATCAGGGCGGGGATGATGTCTTGGATGCGGATCATGTGAGGGTCCTTCGGTCAGGCTTCGTTCAGGGAGTAGCGGGTGTACGGACGGCCCGTGATCGGGTGCGTCTTGCGGGTGCGGACGATCTCGAACCCGGCCTCTTCGATGTCCACGATGCGGCGCGAGAGCGAACCGCCAGTGACGCCGTAGTCGTTCATGGCTTCACGGTGGGAGATCGAACCGGCGCGGCGCATGTGCTGCACCAGCTTCTGTGCCAGCGGCGACAGAGCCATGTAGCCCTGCGGCTTCGGCTTGGCTTCCGGCTGAGGCAGGCGGGCTTTGGCGTCGGCGATCATTGCCTCGGCATGGGAGATCAGCACTTGCGGATCGACGTGGGCCTTGACCTCTTCCATCAGGTGGACGGACAGGGCCATGAGGGTGTCGGTGTCGAGGGCGACCTGCGCGTGTGCGCCGCCTTCGTAGGCATCGAGTACCGCTTCACCAAAAGCGAAGCTGGTGACCACGAGCTTGTCGGTGGAGACGAGGGTGTCGTTGAAGGTGATGATACGCTGGGCCATGATGGTCCTTTCCAGTTGTTGGGTGCGTTGAAACGAAAAACCCCCCGCCAGCCGAAGCCAGCGAGGGGGAGGGAAATTGGAGGGATTGCTATGGTGGTCCCTAATTGATCAGCCGCAGCTTTTGGCCGGGGATGATGTCGTCCGTATCCAGGTTGTTGTTGCGCATGATGTCCTTCACGGGGACACCAGTTACGCGGGAGATCGACCACAGAGTGTCGCCACGTTTGACGGTGTGGACACGGTGGACGTTCAGCTTCTCACCCCGCTGCGGCGCTGGGCGTTCCTTGCGGTTCCAGTTGAAGCTGAGGCGGCTGCGGTCATAGACCTTGAAGTCCATGTTGCCCTTGAACTCCTCGACGGAGAAGCAGGGGCATGCCTTGGGTGCAGCATTGGTCAGCTTGATCAGGTCGCGGTGGCCCATGACGTTCTCTTCGGGGATACCGAATGCATCAACGGCAGCTCCCAGCACCTGCTTGAGTGCTGCGAACTGGGCGTCGGTGAAGTTGTTCTCAGGGGTACGGCCATCTTCTTTGACACCGCCTATGAGGCAGATGCCGAGGGAGCGTTGGTTCCAGCCGGGGCCGCAGCCGCCGACGTGAGACCCTGCCCTTCCGATGGGTCGCGTCCGTGCGCCGTTGCCGCTCCACTCGATGGAGCCGTCGCGCCGGATCACGATGTGGTAACCGCACATGCTCCAGCCTTTGCGGCGGTGGACGCGGTCAACCCATGCTGCGCCAATGTCCATCGACGGTGGTGTCGCGGAGCAGTGGACGATGCCGTGGTCATATACCCCCAGTAGTTCTGGGAAGTGGATCATTTGATGCCTGCCTTTCGCAGTGCTTCCTGGCGAACGGGGTCCGCAGGTTCAGCGATCCAACCACTCGGGATGTCAGCCTTGGCGAACATGAAACCATGTTTGTCGCACCACATCGCGTAGGTGGTCTTCGACTTCTTGCTGATCTTGGTGTTGGGGTTGCTGAACACGAACCTGACATCCAGGTCAGGGTGTTGTTGCTTGATGAGGATGTGCTTCTGCCGGTCGGCTGTGACGAAGCGACCTTTGGTCTCGATCACGATGCCATTGGGCAGTAGGAAATCTGGGGTGTACCTGCTCTTGCGGGCAGGCTTGGTGTAGAACACCGGGTGTTGCTCGTATTCGTATGGACAACCTATGTGGTCGAGGTGTGCAGCAGTGCGGTCCTCCAGACCTGAACGGTATCCAGCAGCACGAGCGCGTTGTTCGGCTGTCTGCTTGGTTGTCATGTGTGTAAACGCAGAAAGGGGCAGAGCCGTAGCTCCACCCCAATCCAGTGCCTTTCCTTAGAACGGGATTTCGTCGTCGTCGTCGTTGCTGTCGTCCTGATCGTCGTCGTTGACGTCGTCGTCAGCAGCGTTGCCTTCGTACTCTTCCAGTTCATCGGCGTCGAAGTCGCTGTCTTCCACCGCGCCGAAGGACGAGGTGCCCGAGCCTGCCGAGACCAGCTTGGTGATCTGGACCTCGTTCAGGTAGAACGACAGGTAGCAGTCAGCATCCTTCGGGATGAAGACGTTGCCGACAGCGAATGCCACGCGGCCCATGGTGCCACCGTAGACCAGCGGACGCTTCTTCGCGGGGATCACTTGGCCCCGGCCATCGACCAGCTTCACGACCTTGTCGATCATGCGGCCAGACTTGCGGTCTTGGAACTGAGCCTTGGTCTTCATCTTGAGGATGATGTTGCCGGTCGGGTCGCCTTCGTCGTCGTACTCTTCCTCGTACCACGGGTTGATGGTCGGCTCGGTGATGCCCTTCTTCTTCCACTTGGCTTTCTGCTGGCCGTTCGCCTCGTCGAATTTCTCTTGGGCTTCTTCGGCTGCGAGTTTGGCCTTGCGGTCAAGGTCCTTCATCAGCTTCTTGACGGCAGGGTCTTCCTTGTCGAGCAGGACGTTGACGGAGAACTCGCCTTCTTCCTTGTAGCGGGTGTCGGGCTTGTTCAGGTGGCAGTACTTGAAGACGCCAATCGGGGTGAACAGTTGTTCGCGTTTAGCCATTGCGGGCATTCCTTTCGAGTTCGTTGATGTTGACCCCGGCGGCGTCCAGTGCAGCGTAGAGGTCGAGGGGGATGGGGTTGCCTTTGCGGATGTGGCGCTTGGCCACGCGGATCAGGCGTTCAGTGCGAGAGAAGATCACTTGAGTTCGTTCTCCATGTAGGCGCGGACTGCAGCGAACTCGACGCGACGTCCATCGGCGTGGTTCATCACGTTGTCGGCGACAGTGAAGGCGTCCTGCGGCGGCATGTCGTACCGCTCCATCAGGAGCTTGAAGGCTGCGGTGATAGCGACGACCTGCACATGCGAGGGCATGTCTTGGATGCGGTCGATGATGGCCATGGTGGAGGTAGCGGCCTCGCGTACCCCCACGCAGTTCATGTCGTCACGGTTCAGCATCAGAAGGTGATCTCGACGGTGTCGCCTTCGTAGACAGGCGTGTAGGATGTGGTGTTCCCGCTTACGGACGTGATGTCCAAGCTGCCGTTCCTCTTGACGCGGTGCTTCTTGCCGTACTGCCCGCCGAGGATGACGTGCTGCCCTTCTGCGGCAGGTCCTAGCCCGCTAGGGTCGAGCTGCAGGTAGAGGACACTGCCGTCGTTGCTGATCAAGGCAACAGGGCGGCGCGGGTCGCAGCCTCGTTTGACTTTGAATTTCATTGATGGTCCTTCCAGTTGTTGGATGCGTTGAAACGCTTGATGCAATGGTGGTCCCTAATTGCAGGGACCTATGCCGCCTTGCATTGATCAGGCGAAAAAGAAGTCCGACGAACGCACCTCTTCGAGATCGAGGTCGCCCTTCGCCGGGACACTGGGTACTTTCTTCTCGTCGGCCTCATCCACCTGCCGCAGGATTTGCTGACGGAAGTCGTCCAGCACGTCCAGCTCGGAGTAGAGGTTGACGAATGCTTCACGCAGGCAAGCAGCCAACAGGTTACTGTCGGCGGCATGAGTGCCGAAGCTGTCGTGGATCATGGCAAAGCTGTCGATGCCATTCTCCGTGGCGTAGCACACGCTCATCATGAGGTGCGTTGCGTCCATCGAGTGGACGAAGTTGGGGCTGATGGCATTGGCCATACGCCGACGGTCAATGGTGTCCTGCTCGGACGACAGCGACAGCCTGATGGTGGTCTCACCGAGCTTCGTCTTCACACGGCGGGACTTGTGGTTCTTGTACTGCTGCATGACACGGAAGCCGGTCGGTGTTGTCCAGTACACAGGCAGCTGCTCTGCTGCTACGACCTTCGCACACTTCTGGAGCCAGTCCATGGCAGCACGAGCTGCGATCACGACCTCACCAATGGCGTCCCAGATCAGGGCCGACATGTACTGCGTGGCCTTGAAGGTCTTGTCCTTCGTCCACGGCATGGTGAAGCCAGACGACAGCTGGTCACGGAGCCATTCCTCGGTGTACTCCCGGCAGCTGTACTGCGTGGAGCCGTAAGGCAGGGTCATGACCTGACGCTTGGTTGTCTTACGCGACGGCTGCAGCGACAGCCAGCCCAAGGCATAGACCTCCTCATCTGAAAGTCCCTTAGCTTCAGCTAGTTCAGCTATAGCTACAGCTGAAGAGTGGTTTTTCAGCGAGGAGTTATTCGTCTCTTCGGAAATAGCTTTAGCTATGGTGGTCCCTAATTCCCCAGCAGCCAGCTTGAGCTTGTCCATCACCTTGTCACAGACCCGTTGATAGATGTCCTCAGGGGTCTCAGCAGGCAGCAGGTTCACTGCCCGTCCACCCACGCTATCAAGCAGCATGGCCGAGAAGTGCTGGATGCCCGAGCAGCTGCCGTCGAGAGCAACAGCGATGCGGGACATGTAGCCATAGCCCTGCTCCACGAACTCTGCCCACTCGAAGCAGAACGCGAGGAACTGCCACGGCTTGTCGGCATCGTGCCAGAAGCGACAGCCGAACGGATCGTTGGCGCACATGATGATCTCCTGCTCGTGGTCTTCAACCCAGCCGATGCGGTCCTCAAGCGAGGCCTTGTCGTAGCCGAACACGTTGGAGCCGTGGATGGCCAACCAGCCTGCGCCCACGCCGTCCTCGATAGGCTTGGCATCGGCGAACTCAAGCAGGCCCTTGGTCACGTCGTTGCCCTGCGGGTTGAACGAGGGGATGGCATACACCCGACCACGGAAGTCCAGCTGGTACGGGAAGTAGATCGCCTCAGCTTCGGCCAGCATGTCAGCCACCTTGATGGTCTTGGCGAGAGACAGACGCTTCGACCGGAGCGACACGTTGCCAGCATGTGCAGCGTACGCACGTTGCTTCCACTCACGCAGCACGTCCTCATCCTCGAAGCAATCGTGGTCAGTGGAGCCACGGGTGTTCAGCTTAGGCAGGTCGATGGGTGCCGAGCAGCAGGGGCATGCCACATAGGCGGTGTCGTCCCGTGCCGGGAGCTTGGCCACGTCCTGACCACGTTCCCACAGCTCGACGAGGGTCTCCCGCACACGCGGGTTGATGCGCCAGCGGGTGGACTGCAGCGCGTTGATGGACTGGTAGACCATGGGCATGTCCTCTGCGTGGTCGGCCAGCTCGGTGAGGTAGTTCCGGTTGCCGGTCTTGACCATGTTGTTTCGGGACTGCGCATCCTGGGTAAGGTAGCCACCGTTGTACGGGTCCGTCCAATCGAGAGGCTTCACGATCATCGGCATGTAGGCAGGCGACAGCAGCTCAGTGCGGGCAACCTCCTTCTCGATCCACTCGACCAGCTTGGTGGTGGGCTGCAGTACCTTGACGGTATCGCGGCGGGTGTTCACCTCGTCAGCCACCTCGATCAGCCCGGTCTGGGTGATCATGTTGACCAATGCCGAACCCACCTGCAGGCAGTCGTCCTCAGGCCATGCGTTCCACTCGGTCTCGTTGAAGCGGCGGTCATAGCCAGCCATGGTAGCCTTGCGGCGGTGGTAGGCGGTGGCCTTCCCTGCCCGGTCCAATGCCCGGTCATACATCTTGCCCTCGTTCTCCTTGAACTGAGCGAAGCGGACCTCGTCTTCGATGCGCTTGCCGATGTTGACACACACACGCTGCATCAGCTGCTTCTTGCCGGTCAGGCTGTCCACGACCACACGCATAGCGATGAACCCGGCCACGTCAGGCTCGACCTGTTCGAGGTACTTGATGGCGACGTGACGGCGACCAGCCTTGGCTTTGCCTTGAGTGATGAAGCCGGTGATTGCCTCGGCCAGCTTGTCGATGGACATGGCGACCAGCGTCTTACCGTAGCCGGTGCCGCTCTCGTTCCCGCGCTGACGTGCAGCCTCGATCTGCTTCCTGATCTGGTCACGGCCAATGCTGACCATGCGTTCTTCCAGTGCGATCTCAGCGGCCAGCATTTCATCTCCATATGTTGCGGACAGCTCGTTGATCGGGCGGCGAAGGGTGGTTTCCATGGGTGCAATTCCTCGTGTTGCGGCAACAGTTGTTGCTGTTGCACATCATCTAATGCCACCCTGCATAGGTGGCGCGAAAAGAAAAACCCAACGCCTAAGCGTCAGGTTTTACTGATGTTTCAGGGAGTGATGCCAGTGTGCATTGGCGGCGGACGAGAACCTAAATCTAATTCAGCCGCTTCTTCAAACCTGTAAGCTATTGATTTCTCAACAACTTCTTCTCACTCCTACGTTGCAAACACTGCCTGTTTCGGCAACATCTGCAACAGCTTCTGCAACAAAATCCCAAGAGGGAAACTGCTGCGTTCCGCAGGTAGACACACGTCCATTGGCGCATCTACCAAATCTACCAGACACCCATCGTGTTGCCGATGTTGCGGCTGGTGCGGGCGGAGGGACTTGAACCCCCACGCCTTGCGGCGGCTGGACCTAAACCAACTGCGTCTACCAATTTCGCCACGCCCGCATCGAGGCGAGGTGATAGCGCGGTCGCATGGTGTTGGCAAGTGTGCATCGGACGCCGGAGTAATGGTGGTCCCTAATTCTCCAGAGCGTAATCAACAGCCCTCTTCCGTGCTGCCCAGCCTGCGTTGAAGGCGTCACGGGCTTGCTGTTCCCAGCAATCGCCCCGCAGAGGGCCGTTGGTCTGTGCTGTTCGCCACGTGGCGAACGCGGCGTCCCGTTTCTCGTACTGCCCGGTCGGCACCACACCGTGCGGGATTTCGTCAGTGTATTGGTAAGCCATCTCTTATCCTTCCAATGCTTTGACTGCGTTCATCAGGTCCTGCGGATACAGGTGCGAGTAACGCATGGTGGTTGCGATGTTCGAGTGCCCGAGCCAAGCCTGCACGACAGGCAGGGAGACACCCTTCTGCACCAGCCGCGAGGCTGTGGTGTGACGGCAGACGTGGAGCGTGAAGTCCTTGTCCTCGGTCAGGTTCATGTGGGCACGTGCCTTGTCCCAAGCGTGGCGCATCTCTGCCTCACCCAGGTTGAAGCACCTGCTTCCCATGGTGCGACGTTCCATGATGGACGCCACGCGCTTGGTCATAGGCACCGACCTGATCTTGCCGTTCTTCGTACCCTTGCCTTCCTTCCCGTAGACCATGATCACACCAGTGGTGAGGTCCACGTCTGTCGGGCGCAGGTTGAGCAGCTCACCCCGACGCATGCCGGTGTCGATCAAGACCATCACGGCCTCGCCCATGTCGTCAGCCCCGACGTTGAAGAACCACGTGAGCAGCACGTCTTCTTCCTGCCTGCTGATCTGGCGGATGCGACCGACCGGCTCCTTGCGCTGTCGTGGCAGCTTGAGCGGGACCTCAAGACCACCGTAGTCGTACGCCACCTTGGCCATCTTCGAGAGAGCCGACCGCTTCCTGTTGATGGTGCTGTCGCTGTTCCCTCGGGTCTCGCAGTCATGCAACCATGCATCAATCCGGTCACGAGAAAGCTCTGCCAACTTGGTGTTGGGTCCGAAGAATGTGATCGCGTCCTGTGCGTTGAGCGTGGCCTGCTTCTCGTAGCTGATGCCTCGCCACCCCTCAGGCTTGGGCAGGGACAGCAGCTTGTCGAGCGCCTGCTGTAGCGTCCAGCCTACGGCATTGGCCCGCACCTGTCGGACCTCCTTGCCTGTCTCAAGCGCCTGCTGCAGCTCATCCTTGCGGGTCATGGCCTCGACCAGCGAGGCACAGGTGGCTGTCTTGCGCTTGCCGTTCACCGTCACATCGACGAAGAACTTCTCGCCGCGCATGCGGATGCCTCGTGGTAGGTTCAATGCGTTCATGTCTTATCCCTTTCACTCCATCAGTTGTTCGATCTCAGCCAGCACGGTTGCTCCTTTCTTGGTCAGCTGGCAGCGGACCCGGCGTGGGTCCTCGTGGTCAGGCACCATCTCGATCCAGTCGAGCGGATGCTTATGTCCCCGCAATGGCTTCTCGCCCAAGTGAGCGAGGATGCGGGCGACGGTGGATTGGTTGAGACCTGTTGATGTCACGATGTCTCGAACCAGTACGCCTTCCCGTGCCCCCTTACGTGCCACGATGAGCAGCACTTGGAGCCGGGTCAGGGTCATCTCCCTGTCGTACTTGAGAAGGTGTGTACTAACCCTCAGTAAATTCGCAGTTCCTTTCATTGATCCTCTCCTTTTTCCTTCCTGCTGCACTGGTAACGTACAATGCCAATCTGCCTAGATCGAGGCAAATCTCCTCCCGGCCTGTACATGTGATAGCAGGACGCTTCCATGCAAGGAAGCGAATATAAGTTACCGTAACGTCAAGCATCCCCGGTAACGTGAGTGGTCGCCACGCTTTCATTCGTTATTGTTTCCTTCACCAGCAGCTAGTGGTGCTGCTCCTGTTGCGCGTTTTGTGAGTGTGTCCTGACCCGTCTGCCTACTTTTTGTGCAGAGTGTGAACACTAGGTGACGGGTCAATACTAGACCAATCGGTCAGCTTTCAAGGGCAATCTGGGAGAGTATCTGCCTGACCCGACGTGCGCCTACGTAATGCCGCTTTTCGCCTCTGATCCGCCGCGCTCGTGCCAGTTTCCTGACATGGTTCTCAACTGCGGGTGGTGTTGCCTTCCTGTAGATGCCAGCCATGGTAATCACTCCCCCAGACGTTCGCGCAGCAGGCATAGCGGGTATGCGTTGACGGCATAAATACCCTCGGCTTCCAGCACAGACGGTGCGTCCACCTTGACGACCTCGATCCCCCTCTCGTTCGCCCGGTGCTTACACCAGAAGCCATCCCGCAGTGTGGCCTCGGGGTCCCACAGGTCAGCCTGCAGTGCCCACGGGTTGTAGCGGGCGAGGTAGCCCAGCACGGTCTCGTAGTCCTGCGGGCAGCGGCTGATGTACTCCATGCGTGTCGCGTCGGTGACGGTGTCGCACTCGACCCAATCGGAGCTGTCCACATCCTGGGTATCGTCCTCTTCCAGCGCCTCGGTGATCCATGCCATGCAGGTGGTGATCTCATCCCACTGGCGGTCGTAGTCGCGGTCCCCCTCGGGCAGTAGGTCCTCGCGGACAGCGCCAAGCGCCTGCCAAATGACCTCAAGGGCCTGCGTGGTGTCGAAGCTCGTGGCTCGTGCGGTGATGATCTGGTTCATGTGTTCTCTCCTATGCTGCGATTGCGTTGAGCTGTTGCGAGGCGTAGCTGCCCCACTGCTTGGCCATGGCCTTTGCCATGCCGGGGAAGAAGCGGCTGCGTTCGGTGGCGCGATCCTCGCCCGGTGTCGCGAAGTGGACGCTGTTGCGGGCTGTGGTCCCATCGACCTTGCCGGTCGGCACCAGCTTGGGCAGACCACGGCACCAGAAGCCGGTGCGTTTCTTCTCGTTGTCGATGCTGTCCTCGGTCTCGGCGAACTGCCACGGCTGGACGTAGAAGGGCTTCACGTCGCCGAAGTTGATGCGTTCCTTGGCGTACTTGTGCATGACCGGGTTCTCGACCGCGACGAAGGGCACGGCGTCGGTGTTCAGGCAGTAGTCGAACAGGGCAGCGCCCTCGTCCAGCTCGGCCCACATCTCGTCCAACGTCCGACCGGGCGGCGGCACCTTGAGCCAGCGCACACCGCTGTTGCAGAGGCGGGTGCAGGGCGGGTGCATCACGAACAGCATGTCCCACTCGCCGTAGACCAGCGGGTTCTCAAGGACCTCCTGCACGGTGGCCTGAATGTGGTAATTGCTGCGGGTCTCATCGGGTTTGATGTCGCAGCTGTGGGCGTCGTGTCCCTCGGCTCTCAGGGCATCACGGACGGTGCCGCTGCATTCGCAAGCGACAAGGATGCGAAGTGGTCGCATTGGTTCTCTCCTGTGTTGTGTGGAAGCTCATGCTTGGCGCATGGGATGCAGCCCCCGAGAGGGCTGACACCGATACGTCAGGCGCAGAGGCCGTGTGCTTCGACGATCAGCGGCTCGGCCTGCTCGGCCACCACGATCAGACCCCAGCCGGGACGGTACGTCAGGGTCACGTGTTCAGCCTTGCCAAGGTCGCCCAGAGTGGCCCCGACAATGTCCACGATAGGACGCCCCGGCTTGCCTGCGATCTTGCGCTTGCCGTCGTCGCTGCGCTGGATCAGGAAGCCCCCGTTGATGGGCACGAGGTCCCAATGGTTGCCGTGGTCAAGCCCTGCCTCGACCAGCAGCTTGCCCTCGATCCACAGGCGCGGTTTGCCTCGGTTCTGGCCGATCTTGCGGGTGGCGGTTTTGGTGGTGTTGGTCATGGGTTTTCCTTTCGTTTGGGCTTGAGTTTGTTCAGGTCCCGGTCGGACCAGTCGTCACAGGGATCACAGGTCAGCATCTGCGAAGACCCATGCGGCAGCGGTTGCGAAGACCACGCAGGCAAGGACGCCAAAGCCGTGGTCATGGAAGACGAATGTCAGGAAGCCGTGCAGCGTCATGGTCAGCCCCCCATCAGCAGGGTTTTCAGCTCGGACACGGCCCAGCCGGTGATCTCGGCCAGACGGCGCAGCGTCAGGTCAGGGTTCATGTCGTACAGGTCGATGATTTGCTCAGGGGTCATGGTTTCAGCTCCTATGTTTGGTTGGCTCATCAGTGACCGGGACCCACCCGGCCAGACGCCCCTTGCGGAGCGTTTCGCCTTTGATGCCACGTTGCATTGATCAAGCCGCAACAAGTTCCTTGGCTTTGCGCTTGGCCCCGCCATGGGCCACGATTGCGACCGACTTTGCCTTGACGCTGTTGCCAGCGCAGAGACCGCATTTGTCGCACTGGACCCGCTTGCCCATTTCTTCGCTGGCAGGGCAAAGGAACTCGCGTTTCTTGTCCATGTCGGCCACGTCAGCGATCACCCGGAATGTGCGTTCACCGCGCATCCATGCCTCTGCAGCTTGGCCCTTGCTTTCCGCACTGGTCATGTAGAGCTTGGCCGACGTGTCAGCCGATGCGACCCCGTTCTGGTGGGTGTAGGCCGTCCAGCCCTTGGCGTCCTCGATCAGGCTTTCCCAGATGTAGCTTGGCACTGCAGCACCATCGCCATACGTGCCAATCCGCACCATCCGGCCAGCGCCAATTGCCTTGATTGCCTCATGCCCTACCGCGTCAGGGTAGAGACCACGCTGCAAGCCTTTCCACTTCTGCAGTGGGCCATGGGCCAAGGTGACGTAGCAGGTGCGATCTTTGGCCGTGCCCTTGTCGCCGTCATGCGCCTTACCACGGTGCGGGCAGGTGCCACAAATGGCGTGGTCTGCCCCGGTACGGTTGGCGGTGATCGGGTCCATATCGGCCCGCATGATGAAAGTCTGCACCATGCTGCCAGTCTTAGCGTTGCGGCTAGAGACTTGAGCAATGGCGACAATCGGCTCCCCGTCAATCAGGGAAGGTCCGCGATAGATGATGAAACTCTCGGCTTTTGCCATGGGATTTACCTCAATTTGGCTGGTGTTTCGCTGTTGCTGCAGCTCATCAGTGAACCCCGGCAGCGATGCCACGCTGCATAGGTCCAGACACCAGTTTTCGAAGGCGGCGGTGTGTGCCATTGCTCATTCTGACGCTAACTCGACAGATAAACCCTCATCAGCCGGGGCGTTGCTACTCCCTTTCCACGTTACGTTTCAGGGCGCGTTGCCGACCGTCCTTCCCTTGTGCCATTCTGGGGCTGTCCAGCAGGGTGGGTGTCGCTGGATCGTTGCGGCGCTGTCTGCGTCGTTTCGATGTGATGGTTATCGCCGATGCCAATCTGCATTGCAAGCACAAATTTCGCATCTACCTGCACTTTTCTTGTAAGCTACTGTTTTTCTTACGTAATCTCCTGCTATTTCTTTTACTACTGCAACAGATACCACGCCACATTGCATTGATCTCGGGTAATAGCTCGCGCGTGAGGCTGGGGCTATGGCTGTTGCGTGATTTGCAAGCACAAATGCAGAAGAAAGACAGAAGTGCAGACAAAGCGCAGCGACGTTGCAACAGCCTCGCGGTGGCCGTCACTTGGGCTGAAACTCGCGCTAATCCGTGCATGAATGGATATGGTATCTAACGCGGAACCCTGCAGAATAAGGCTTTCCCGCGCCACGATTGCAGGATTGTTGCAGGGCTGTTGCGCGGCGCATGCTTTTCCACAGGTGGGCGGCGGCTCCTTACCCCCAGGGGGGGATCGCAGCGCCAGCCTATATCGGTAAGCTGATCACATTTTTCACCCCAAAACATCTCGGGTGGTAGCCTGCGATAACCCGCACAGGCGACGGGAGACACTGATCACCTCCTTTCAAGGGCTTTCCACGAGGAGGGGATGAAGCAGGTGGTCAAGCTGTTGCTACCACATAAGTGGTCAAGCTGTAGCTATTCCCTATTGCTATGTGCCTCACGGAGGGTAGGCTGTTAAGCCTTCCCCGGAGTGAGGCGGGAGGCTTCCACGAGGAGGGGTCTGTCCCCCTAGCCATTCGCAACTGGTCAAGCTGTTGCTTCTCTCTATAGGTATAGCAACGGCCCAGCATTTGCAATGGTGGTCCCTAATTATTCCCTTGTTATATCAAAGGCTTAGAGACCACCACCTCGTAAGAACTTAGGCGTCAGTCCAGCTGAGGTCTTCACCGTAGTAATTCCCAGCGATTTCAATGGCTTGCTCTGGAGATGCCCCCAGTGCCAGCGCATCGAGGCTGATACCGATGTTCCCATGGAAGATTGCCAGCTCTGCATCGAGGATCATCTCCTCACGCTGCTGCATCTTCTCTTCCTCGTCCTGACCCATCTGTTCGACCCAGTAGGCCACAGCGATGGACAGAGCGTCCACACGGTCGTCGTACGCAAGCGCACCACGGTCCTTGGTCATACGGCTGATCTGGTACATCAGCTGACGCTTCACGGCCTGCTCCGGTGGGTACTGCTTGGTCAGCTCCTGATCGCGTTGGATCACGGTAGGACAGAAGACGAGCTTGTGCTGGTTCATGACAGGCTCAAGCGTGTCGATGATCCGCAGCTCCTTCTGCTTGTTGTGCCGCACCTCTTCCACGGACATGTTGTATCCCACCTTCTTGAGGAAGGGGGTGAAGAGGCGAGTGAACATGCCGTCACCGAAGTTGCTCTCGATGATACCCAGGTTGCACTTGTTCCGCTTGGCGATGTTTGCCAGCTCAAGCATGACCTGGTCCTCATAGCCACCCTGTAGGCCACCGGCTTCGGTGACGAACAGCTGGCCGTTGAGCATCTTCACGACAGCGTACGTGGTCTCGTCCTTGCCCCGGCCCGAGGGGTCGATAGCGATGACAGAGCCTTCGTACTTCACCCAGTCCCCGACCACGGCTGCAGGACGGTGGTAGCGGTCCCCATTGAGGCCCACACAGGCGATGTCCTCGATCCGGTAGTTCCGGTCCCCAGACCAGATGACCCTCTCAGGGGCCGTCTCAGGGTTCAGGGAGGTGACAACCAGATCACGCAGCTTGAGCGGATACTTGTCAGCATCACTCAGGCGAGTGTCGAGCATGAACTGCAGGGCGAAGCCAGAGCGTCCATACGACAGCTCACGCTCCAGCAGGTCCTCGTCGTCGAAGCGGACGGGATCGACTGGCTCACGTTCAGCTGCACCCTTCTCCATGAGTGCCACCACAGACGGAGCGAGGCGGTCGCCATAGCTCGTAGCCAGTGCTTTGGCATCAGGGATGCGGGAAGGCCAGATGCGGACTTCATAGCCACGGTTCGGCAGGTCGTTGTACAGGCTCTCTTCGGTCTGAGGAGTGCCGAGGTACTTCACGGTGCCACCGGGCTTGAGAACAGCATCGAACTCCTTCACACGCTCCGACAGCTTGTCGCGCATGCTCTGGGTCTCGGAGTTGTTCGGGACTTCCACGTCGTCGGCGATGATCTCATCAGCACGACCACCAGTCAGCTGGCCGAAGATGCCCACGGACTTCACCGAGGGAGAGTGGTCAGGCCGGGACGGGCCGACATCAAAGGCGATCTTCGACTGCCGTTGGTCAGCAGTAGGTTGCAGGTGCTGTAGGATTGGCATCTCGCTGATGAGACGCAGTGTGAAGGTGGAGAACTGGTCAGCCCTTTCCTTCGATGCTGAGACCACCATGATCTTCAGCTGAGGGTTCCGCAGTAGACGCCAGCAGACGTACGCTGAGGTGATCCAGCTCTTGCCGACACCACGGAACGCTTCGATGATGAGGCGGCGTGGGCCGTGTTGCAGGTACGTGGCGATGTCCATCTGTACCCAGGTTGGCGACGGTAGAAGCAGGTGCTTCCACACGAGGATCAGGAAGTAGCGGAAGTCCTCGAAGACACGCCAGTCCTTCTCGGGGTATTCATCACGCCACCACTTCTTGTCGTTCTCTAAGCTCATGTAAGCTCCAGACAGCACGAGACGGCCCCTGCGGTGAGGCAGGAGCTGTCAAGCACTTTGGTTTTGGGTGGTAGGGGCCGTAGCCCCCAGAGGCTCTCCTGAGGCTTCTCAGCTGCCGTAGATCGGGTGGACGTTGCCGCCCAGATCGTCTGGCAATTCGTCGGAGAGAGTTTTGAGGTTGGGGTTCTCAGCGCCGTCGCTGTTGATCCCGTTGTCCTTGAGGAACTGGCGGATCACATTGAGGTCTGAGGCGGTCGCATCGCCTTCGCGCAGCTTCTTAGCCATGGCCTCAGCCATAGCGCCGTGCAGCTCGGCGAGTGCTTCTTCTGATGCTTTGCTCATCCTTTACTCCCTGCGTCAGGTTTCAGTCCGAAGATGCGGATACGTGCCCACTCGAAGATGCGAATGAGCAACCAGCTCACCGACAGGAAGGCGGCGACCTCGGGAAGCCAGCTGAGGTATGCGGCAAGGGCTGTGCTGCCAGCAGCTACATCCCCGGCGTTCTCAGCCAGATCACGTTTGGTACTCATTCGGAGGTCTCCCCTCGGATGTCGCGGATCAGGATCGGGAAGCCTCGTTCGTCCAGCAGGCCGGTGTTGACCGTGCGCGGCTGGGCCTCAAGGAACTCGATGATCTGTGGGGTTGCGGGCCGGAAGTGGATCGTCCAGTCGTAGAAGCCACAGCCATCCCGAGCGGCAAGCAGGGACTTGGTCAGCCCTTGCTCCCAGTAGTCAGGATGAACGTAGATCATCATCGAACAGGCGACACGTCCGAAGTCGTAGCCGTTGTTGTACAGCCAGAGCTTCAAGGGGATCGTAGACCCCATGGATAGGATGTGTTCTGCTTTGGTCATGAGACAGAAGCCGATGATCTTATCCCCGTCGAAGGCCACCGTGGCAATATCACCACGGCGGCTACCTTCAACGAGATGCTCATGCGGGTACGCTTCCTTGTCGATCTTCTCGTTCACAGCGGAGCCAATGGCCCACAGCTCGTCAAGCCGATCAGCGAAGGTGTGAAGCGGTGCGATCTCGTAGCGGATCATTTGTTACACCTCGATTGTTTGGGCGATGGAGAACAGCTCGTCCATGTCAGCCGTGGACAGAGAACTGCCATCAGGCCATGTGACGTATTCAGCCAGCGCGTTGAGAAGTGGGCTTGATCGCTTGTAGGTGGAAGCCTCAGCCCAAGCGAGTTGGGTCAATGGGTCCATCGCAGCGATCAGAGCTTCGACTTGTGCAAGCAACCCCATCTGCAACAGGGCTGCTTTTGCTTGGAGGCGTGTGCAGGTCACTTCCACAACGACAGGTCCGTCGTCCACGTCAGGGACGTATGCTCCCACCGCGCCGTACTTCCCGGCCACTGCCTCATTGAAGAGAACAGGGTCGGTCCTCGGCTCGATGATCATCACGTCGTCATCGCTGACAGTCAGCCTGATCACAGTGCCTTCATCATTCAAGTAAACTGGGTTATACATTACCAGCCCTCCGAGTTTGCGCCGCCGCCGAGAGGGTAGTAGTCGCTACCGTCCGTCAGGAGGCGGAAGTTCTTTATGTAGCCCGTCGTGTTGACGTAGCCCTTACCGCCGTCGAATTGGTTGCCCTTCACGCGGGCGTAGATGCGGTCCCCCGGATAGACCGAGACCGAGGAGATCGACTTGTAATCGCCGGTCGTGGAGGTCGTGGTGAACGATTGAAGCAGGGTGTCGCTCCCGTTCCGCACACGCCGCACCTCCACCGTCGCATTGTACGAGCCATTGCTGGTTCGCAGTGCGCAGGAGATCCGCACGGTTCCTTCTTGGAGGAAGTAGAAGGAGTACCCAACCCCCCATGACCCGCTCCCACTGCGGCTAACTTCGGTGTCGTAGCGAGCGCGGACTGTCCAACCTGCAGTCAGGGTTCCAACAACACCGTCAGCACCTGCAGCACCTGCAGGACCCTGTGCGCCAGTCGCACCTTGAGGGCCAGTCGCACCAGTAGCGCCAGCGGTCCCTTGAGGACCCTGAGGACCAGTCGTGCCTTCCCATGTGCCGATGTTGGTGTAGGTGCCAGCACCTGTGACCTGATAGACGTTGCCGTTGGTGTGGTAGTAGATGTCCCCCACGGTCGAAGCTGTGGAGTACGCACCGACGTTGGAGCCAGTTGCGAACTTGTCACCGTCAGCACCAGCAGGGCCAGCAGGTCCAGTTGCACCTTGGGCACCAGTTGCACCTTGAGGGCCGGTCGGGCCTTGAGGGCCTGTATCACCAGTCGTACCTTGTGGGCCTTGGATACCTTGGATGCCCTGAGGCCCTTGTGTGCCCTGTGGTCCTACGAGGTCGGTAAACGCAGGCCATGCCCCGTCGGGTTCTTGGAAGCGGACAGCAGAGGTCGGAGCGTTTGTGCCATTCCCCCACTCATGGTCAGGCGCTGCACCTGTGTTGCCGACAGGGCCTTCTGGTCCGGTCACACCTTGCGGGCCTTGCAGGCCTTGGTCGCCTTGGACACCCTGAGGGCCAGTCGCACCAGTTGCACCCGTAGGGCCAGTCGCACCTTGAGGACCTGTTGCACCATCGACGCCGTCTACTCCGTCAGCACCGGCTTGTGCCATGAGCTGCCAGTAGGTGGCGTTCGAGGGAGCGATCCCTGCGGTCGTTGTGAGGATACAGACATAGCTGCTCCCTTGGTACGTCACAGCGTCGAGCGGGTTGTAGACCGTCACCGCGCTGTAAGCACCTTTCCAGCCGATACGAACTCGGCCAATGTTGAGTGTTCCCATAGTTTACACCGTTGTTACTGAGAGGTTTCCATCAGCGTCGATGCTGAAATCATTGTCGTTTGCTTGCCCGTAGTATTCGATCTGCAGGACACCATCGGACGAGATCGAGAAGGCACCGAATGCCAGCCCGAGCGGGGTAGCCCCCATCGGCCCTTGGTCGCCGCGCGGCCCCTTGTCGCCAGTATCTCCGGGGAGACCTTGGACACCTTGAGGGCCAGCGACACCTGTGTTGCCTTGGATGCCTTGCGGTCCCTGTGAGCCAGTCGGGCCGGTAGCTCCGGTCGGACCTTGGAGACCAGTGGGACCTTGTAGGCCGGTGGGACCTTGAATGCCTTGGACACCGCGCGGACCAGTCGGACCCATAGGACCTTGTGCGCCTTCGGGGCCGAGGATGCCTTGGTCGCCTTTCGGACCTTGGATACCCTGCACACCTTGGATGCCTTGAGGGCCAGTAGGACCAAGCGGGCCAGCAGGACCTTCGGGACCGGCGGGACCCTGAGGCCCTTCCGATAGATGGAAGCGCAGGATGCCGTTGGCCTTGTCCACTTCGACATAGCCGTCCTGTCCCCATGGCAGTTGCTCCACCACGGTCGTCATGTTGGCGAGGTTGTCGAGGATCAGCCGTGCCTCGTCGAGACTGGCTTCCCCGTACTGTGTCAGGTAGGCCTTACTCACGGCATCGCCGTCGAGGATAGCATCAGCCACGTTCATGACACGCCGGTCGAGCGCATCGTATTGGCCGTTGAGGGCGACACCCATCGTCTCGCTGAGGAAGTCTTCTGCTTCCTGTGCAACGAACACAGCCTGCATTGAGGAGGTGTCGAGGTCGTCCTCGGTCAGGGTCTCACCGTCGTTGAAGTCCACCAGCCGTTGGCGAGGTGTTTGACGTACGATGCGGACCTTGGTGCCGTAAGGCGGGGCGGGTGTGACTGAAAGCGAGGATGCGTTCAACCACGAGAAGTTGGTTTCGACCTCCTGAACGAAGACCTTCACATGGGTCTTGTCGAGGTAATCGAAGGAGAAGTTGAAGATGGTCTGTGCGCCATCTCCTGTGTAGTCAACATATGCGTTAGCCATGCACCATCAGCCCACCCCTTCGCAGGGGCAGGCTCCTCTTCGGTTTGTTGTTGAGATCAGTCGGCCAGATCAGCGATGCCGCTCAAGCCGGTGCGGATGTTCGACCGCATCTCGGCCCTTTGGGCACGTACCTGTTCAGCGATCTCAGGGTACTCTTGGATCAGCTTACGCCGAGCCAGTTCACGGTAGCCTGTGAGGATGCGCTGAGTTGCCTTCACACGCGGGTCAACAGACGGATCACTGACGTCGGTCGGGTATGCACGGTAGCGGTCGCTTTCGTACAGCCGTTCCAGCTTCTGATACATCGTGAGCCTCCCAGAGCGGACGGTCCCATGCAGCTCCATCAGACGTGAGTACTGCTCGGTCGTCAGCTCCACGCCCATCACCTTGCGGGTCGGGGCAGAGAAGGCGAAGTCCAAGCCAGCCAGCTCGTCCAGCACCGGGTCCTGTTTCCAGTCACCAGCGATGATCGGGTTGGCTGCAGCGAATGCGTCCCCAAGTGCCGAGGTCATGTCGCCACCCCACCCTTTCGGGTACATGATGGGTTCGCCAGTGATCCACGAGCGTTTCGCAGGCAGATCATCAGAGAAACCGGGGATGGTGTTCATGATGGCATCAGCGATGCTGCGGACCTCACGCATGGCAGGGTCCTGTTGCTTACGCAGCTCACGGAGCGCAGCGGACTGCGGCACCATGTTTGAGGCGTACGTCCGCATCAGCTTCGGCAGGAACCGTTCAGGGTCGTTGATGGCTTCCACCACATCGAACAGGCCGGTCATGAACGTCTTCGACGCCACGTTGTTGACGAGACCTACGACAGCGGCTGTTGCCAGCTCATCCATCTCAGCCTCACCTACCTGCCCGCCGATCTCCGCTACATCCGCAGCGATGCCGAGGAACATAGCGAAAGGCTCGAACCGACGATACTCGATGTACCGCTTCCCACCTTCGCCGTCACTGACGACAAAGCTGTAGGGACGCCACCCCGTCTCCATCATACGCGCCTTCAAGGCAGGGTCCTTAGGCCCAGAGCCGGTGATGTTACCGTTCATGGCCATGGTGATGCCCGCGCCCCAGATGACAGAACCCGTGACCAGCTTACCGTTGGCTGCTGCCAAGCGCCGTGGGTCCCCGCTCTTGAGATCAGCCTGTAGAGATTTACTGAACGTGCGGAGGTACGGAGTGCGTTGGACACCTGCTTTCAGGATGTTGGTCGGGGTACGCACGAAGGGCATGATCAGCTTGAGGCCGGGGTGCCGGTTCGTGGTGTCTTGGACCGTCTTGAAGATCGAGCCAGAGCGGAGGTCTTGGGTGAACGTCGCTTCACGTGCGAAGTCGAGGTCCACTTGCGACCGGGCACCGCCCTTGGCATCGAAGGCCGTAGCCATACGATCCGACACGTACTTCGCCATCTGCTCCTTCGTCAGCTTCCCAGCTGCTACCAGGTCAGCCGCCTCAGTGGACAGCCGCGAGTACAGGTTGGAGCGGTAGCTCAACTGCTTGAACAGCTCGTCACCAGTCAGAAGCATGCGCGACGGCAGGCGGATCATGTTGCCAATCCCCATCCGACCGTTGATCACGTTAGCCAGCACCGGGTTCTCGCCTTGGTACTTGATGGCATGGAAGTCCACACCGTTCGCTTCAAGGATCGCAGCCTCAGGGTCGAGGATGTTACGGCCAGACTTGAACGCCTGCCCCATCATCTTGAAGCTATCGAGCAGAGCCAAGCGGATGCCAGTGAACTGACGCATCCCTTCGCGCATCATCGCAGCATCGCCACGGAATGCACCACCGATCATCTTCTCCGAGGGGAGCAGGACGGTGTTGAAGGCGTTGGACATGAAGTTGACCATGTGCGTCTTCGGGCCTGACAGGATCGAGTTGATGTAGACCTCGTTGACCACCCGCATTGGGGTGGCGCGGTCCACGTCCACGATACGCATCAGACCTTGGGCACCGCCGCCGGTCTCCTTGTTCAGCTTGATCGCACGGGCACGAGCTTTGATACCCTCGACCCCACCGTCCTTCGACAGGTGTGAGCCAATGGCGTCCTGAGTGTTCAGCGCATGGCCGTCAACCCAGTCAGCAGTACGGATGCGGCCAGCTGCAGTGGTCTGAGCCGAGCCAGTGATCACGGACTTGAGGTTAGCCGAGGTCTCCACGAGGCGTTGCTCGTAGCGGACGAACTTGTCCATCTCCATCTCAGTGGCTGTACCAGCGTCGATCTTGTAGACCAGCGCCTCGATCTCACGCGACAGTGATTGAACCAGAGCTTTACCGGCGATGACCATGCCCTTCTGACGTTGAGCATCCCCAGCCATCCGCGCCAGCGAGGCGTCGATGATCTCAGGTGAAACGTCAACAGCCTCAGCGAGGAAGCCTTCGGCGTCCTTCACCCAAGCGTCGAACGTCTGCCCAGTCTCGTTGGTGATCTGCCCGGTGATGTCGTCGGTCGCCATCTCCATGACTTCCTTGATGCTCACGTCGCTGTCCATCTTGTCGAAGTTGAACAACGTCCCCTCAAGCTCCCGAGTGGGATCAGGGAATGAGCCACCACGCCGCAGTGCGATCTCACGTTGGAGGGCTGCGTTCAGACCATCGGTGTTGACCGGGGTCTTCGGCTCGGGGATTGCGTCAGCGGCTTCTGCGTTAGCTCGGGTTACCTCGCCTGCAGCCTCCCCTTCACGGGCAGGTGCGTCCAGCGACGGAGCTTCAACAGCACGGCCATCAGCCAGCTCGACCCGTTTGCCTGCGCCGGGATTGGCGAGGTTGGGATCAGAGACTTCGTCGAACAGCTCCAGCTGCCCGAACAGCTCGGGTTCTTGTTCAGCCATGTCGGCCAGACCGTCGTTCATGATCTCAGCAGCGGCTTCATCGCCCTGCTCGACCTGAACCTGCTTGGCCCGCTTGAACAGCTTGAACATACGGAACACACCGTCAGCTGCCAGACCCATGCCCAGACCTTCGAGCGCGTTCTTGAACTTACCCTCCAGCACACTGTCGTCGCCGTCCGCAGACAGGTATTCAGTGATGGGGTCTTGTAATCCGACGTTATCCCGCAGGAAATCGGAGAAGCGATCTTCATGTGCATCGAATGCCGCGAAGTCCGCGACTGCACCTTTGGTCATGGCCACGCCAGCTTTGCCAGCAGTGGTGGTTGCTTTCAGGCCTTTGAGTGCCTTACCCGCCACGCCGTAGCCAGCGAGGAACTGAGTGACCCCAGCCGTCATTTGACCAGCCATGGTCTCAGCCGGAGCGAGGTCGGTCATTTCGTCGAGAGCTGCCAAAGGCTGCGGGCCGAGCGCCTTGCCCTCACGGTTGGCTGCTTCCACTTCTTCACGTGTCAGCCAGCCCTCACCTGGGTAGTAGTTCTGTTGCGTCCCGGTGATCGCACCGCTTGCTTGGAACATCAGCTCATCGCCTGCCCAGCCGACGGTTTGTACCGTCTCCGAGATGCCTTCTTGAACGCCATCCACAGCACCGTACGCCATGTCAACAGCACCATGCGCAATGTTTGCGATGCCACTGCCCATTCGGGACAGAAGCCCCGGCTGTTCAGCTTCGGGAACAGGGGTTTCCCCCTGCTCCTGCTGCGGCGCGTCAGGTGCAGTAACGCTTTGGCCACCTACGATGAGGTTGCCTTCGTCGTCAAACTGTAGTCCTGCCATTGTCTTTCCTTAGTTTGCGCCGAACTGAGCCAAGTACTCTTGGGTGGTTACACCTTGAGCTTTAGCTGCAGCGGCAATGAGTTGAGCCTGTTCAGGCGTCAGGGTTTCAGGGTTGGTGACCGCCGTCACAACAGCCCCCGTCAGCTCGATGGTCTGGCCATAGCTTCGCTGTTGAGGGACGTAGTCAGGGTTCTCCTGCTCGGTGGGCTTCCAGATCGGGGACTTCTGAATGAACTCCAGCTGCTTGTAGGCGTACTCGCGCACAGCAGCGGCTCCGGCTTCTGGGTTCTCCCTGATGAAGTCGAGGATGTTCCCACGCATGAAAGCCTCAGCTTCCTGTGCCTTGGCCGTACCGGGGACACGGATCATGCCGTCGTTCACCGCGAACAACTCGCCCACGAGCTTGCCAGCATCCGAGATCGCCGCCTGCACCTGCCTGTCAGAGAAGGTGTCGGAGTAGCGGTCGCGGTTTGCGAAGTCGTCCATGAGCTGCATTGCAACAGACGACGGGAAGTGGATGCCCGTTTCCGTACGGATAGCCTTGATGAAGTCCTCATCCGTGATCTCACCCGTGGCGACACCGATGCGAAGCTCTGCGATACGCTCGTGGTTGGAGCGCACCTTGAAGTCGCGGTCGATCAGCTGCTCTTGGAACGATGCCATTGCTTTCGCCAGATCGGGTTGACCTGCCTCAATGGCGGCTTCTTGGAGCGAGGTGATGTCCATGTACGGGTCAGCGAGGATTGCTGCTGTACTGTCGGTGTTGATCTGGATGTTGACCTTCTCACGTTCGCGTTGTTCACGGACATGAGTACGGCTTTCCTCCTGCCACAGCTGGTCTTGGATACGAGCCTCAGCAGCTGCCACTTCGGCCTTCACCCATCCGATGTTCCCGAGGGGACCACTGCCGGTGTGGATGTCGTTCAACGTAGCCAGAAGCGCCGGGTCCTTGTTCTGGATGGCACTCGTGATCACTGCTGCGACGATGGTCTTGTTCGCCTTGGTCGGGTCGATCCCATCAGCGATGGCGTCGTCCAGTTGACCTTGCAGCTCGACAGAAGGCCCAGCGAACTTGGTGTAGTAATCCGTCAGGCTGGTGCCGTAGGCGTCCTTCGGGTTGTACTTGTCCGCTGTCCCGTGGGTCATAACGAACCGCTTCATGCCGCCGATACCGCCAAGGTGAGCCACAGCCCGTAGGCCGTCGAGGGACCACCCCTTGTCGAGGAAGCCTTGCTCACGGATCACACGGTCGATGTCGTGGATGTGCCAACGATTGGCCTTGTCCTGCAGCGCCGTGTCTTCCTTGAACTGAGCCAGAGTGTAGCTCGTGCCATGGGCGTTGTTGTAATCGTCGAGGCGATCTTGACCGAACTGCAGAAGGCCGGTGTACCCGAGGGTGTTGACGGACGAGTAGTTGCCACCGCTCTCCCGGCCAGCCAGCCTGAGGATGAAGTCATCGACAGAGCTTGCGCCTGTGCCTGAGTAGGTCATGAGCATGCCAGCGTTGGCCGACATCTCATCCATGTACTCCTGCTTGTAGCGGTTGAGACGGAGATCAGTGTGTGCGCCCATGAGGCTGTCCTGCGCCTGCATGGCAAGCGGTTGGAACACCTCAGCTGCAAGCAACGGGTCGATCCCGTCCATGCCGTACTTGGCGGCGTAGGCTGCTGTCTCCTGCTGCGCCCAGGTTGCGAGGGCTGTCGCATCATCCAGCGACTGCAGGTTCACCATCTGGCCGTTGACTTCGACCTCAGGGTTGCGGCTGTACAGCGACATCAGGTGATCATTCAGCGCCATGCCCATGCGACGGGCACGTGCCTTGTACAGCCCGCGCCGGAAGTGAGGGGAAGCAGCTGCGAGGCGGTCTGCGTGGGCCGTCCCGTTCTCACGGTCAACCCGGCGCTGGCCGTCGATCATCGTCTTCCAGCCTGCGCGGTTCTCAGCGAGTGCGATTGATGGATCGACATAGCTCTCAGCTTGGATGCCTTCGGCTTCCTCGGCTGCTGCTTGGTCGTCGTAGCGGCCTTTCAGGAACTGCTGCAGCTGGGGGTTCACCTTCTCAAGTGTACGCGCCAGTGCCAGCATTGGGTCTTCGCCGACCTGCTCACGCAAAGGCGCGACGAAGCGGTCCACGGGTGCCGCGACAGGTGTCAGCGACGGGGCGGGAACAATACGTTCAGCCATGGTTTATCCTTTACGTGAGGGTGTAGGTGCCGGTTGCGGGGTCACGAACAGCGTAGTCTTGGTATGACCCGAGGGCAGACGAACCGATGCCGAGCAACGTCAGGCCGAGGCTTGGCTGGGCGATGGGGGTGTTGTCCCATCCGCCGTTGATCCGGCTTTCAGCCTGAGCTTCGATGCTCTCGCGGTTACGTGCGATCTGGTCGGTGTTGAACCCGAGCTGCTGCATCTGGCTGTCGGCGTAGTTGAGGTACTGCTGGTCGTAGTCAGCCATCAAGGCCTCGAACGACAGGCCAGCACTCTCGCTGGTAGCCCCAGCCGTAGCTGCTGCACGTTGCGCTTGCTGCTTCTGGTTTTGGATGTTGAGAGCAGTCGAGGCGTTCTCTTGCTGCTCACGTGAGTTGAGGTCGTTACCCTTCTGCACCATGTCCGAGATGGACGCATTGCGCAGGGCTTCGTTGTTGGCGACCTGTGCTTCGTACTGGGCCTCAGCCATGTTCTGCTGGCCGATGTACCCGACGATGCCTGTCACAGCGGTCACCGCCAAAGACGCAGCATACATCGTAGACGCTGCGATTGAGATCGGCTCACACATGCTTATGCCTTTCAAATGGAATGACACGGACCTTAGCCGCGCCGTAGTTGTCGATAGGCTCCTTGAACTCGAAGCCGAGGTGTTTGATGAGACGTATGTGGACGTCGTTGCTTTCAGTGACCACATTGGCCAGCACGGGATAGAGAGCGTTCAGCTCATCCAGCCACTCACGTCCTTCACGGACCAGCTGCAGAGCGTGTTGCTCCACCGCGTCAGTTGACAGGAACCAGATGGAACCCACTTTGTTGCGGACAACAGGTGCAACCCCTGCGATGCCTACGATCTCCCCGTCAGACGCAACGCATGTGATGCACGGCGAGGAGTGGAGGAGACCGAGGGAGAGGACAGCGAGGGGATCGAGACCCGTGAGAGCCTCGACCTCCTGCTTATCTGCCTCGCGCATACGCTGGGCCACGTCCATGATGTCCATCGGTGTTGATGGTCTGATCATGCTCTTGACGTTTTCCTTTCGTAGCGCCCCTCCCATTCAGCTGCTGTGATGTAACTGGGGAGGAAGCTGTCGTTGATGATGGTGATGCCCACCTTCTCGGCGCGGGTGTTCACACGGAACCCGAAGTCGCCATCGCTGAGATCGGTCTCGTTGATGATCGTGCTTGAGGTGCCGAGGATTTTGCCGGTGAAGGTGTACGTGTAGGAGCTGCCGTTCGCGGTATCGACCACTGCACGGAAGTACCCGGTCTTGGCATACGAGACGAGCCAGCGGTTCAGCTGCAGCCTGCCAGCGAGAACAGCAGCATTGCCGCCACTCGGGCCGGGGCTTTTCAGCATAGGCTTGGAGAACTTGTACTCGAAGGTGTACGCCTCGCCGACGTAGAACTTCTCGCCAGTGATGTCGCCTTGGATGACGATGTCACCCGTGGTGCCGAAGCCGTCAGCGTCAGTGTAGACGTTCAACTGCTTGTAGGCCGGGGACACACTACCAGGTCGGATCACTGCCTTGATGTCCGTCGTAGGCTGGTACGGAAGCGTGACCGTGGTCCGCTCAAGATCGCTGTCGTAGACCATGGTGACTTGGGTCTCGTCCACCAGCCTGTCCAGCCGGGTAACGAAAGGTTCGTCACTTTCAACCGCGCCCTCAGACACGCTCATCGTCTCGATGTAGGTGCCGTCAGGGTACTGCACGACGAAGTACGCATCGTCTCCGATGAAGTCCACGTTCCTGATCTTGGCGTCAGACCGCAGGTCCCAGTAAGACCAGCTTGACTGCATCTTCTGATTGCCCTGCCAGTAGTACTTGTACACCCAGACACGGCTGCGATCAGTGCGGCTGAGTGCGAGGACCACGTCGTTGGTCGGCGATGCGGCCAGCTTGTACACGTCGCTCGGGATGTACCGAGGCACGTGCTTGGTCACATCAGCTGCGTCTGTGGTTTCGCTCTCAGGAACGATGAAGTACTCCATCATCCGCGTGTACGCACCACTCTTCACGGCGAAGTAGATCGTCTTGCCGACCGCCACAGGTTTAGCCCGTGCGTCGATCTCGAACGCGGTGATCTCCTTCACGCCCGGTGGCTTCGATGCCAGCAGCTCATCAGCGTCGATCACGAACTGCGTCTGATCAGAGAAGATCACGATCTGCTTGTTGAACGGCACAGCGTACTGCAGCTGCGACACCTTAGAGCCTGCTGCGGTTACGTCGATGGGATCGCTGTCGAGGAGCGTGGTGACCGTCGAGCGGAAGAACGCGAACAGCTCACGGGAGCGGGACATGATCACGTTGTCGTCGGACAGAACACACAAGCGGTTCCTGTCGTAGAACATGTCACGGATCGTCTTGCCCACGAAGGATGGCCACGGGTTACTCGCAACAGAGCCTGCCTGTCGTTGATCCCAAGTGGCCTGCTTGAAGGTGAACGTCCCGTCCTCTTCCCGCACCAACAGGTGAGGCATGGTCGAAGCGTCCAGCTCGATCTTCCCACCCGGTTTCGCAGTTTCCTTCCAGATGCCTGCATCCATGCCGCTGCCTTTGTTGGCCTCGAACTCCAGCCAGTAGTCGTCAAAGCTCTCGCCATCGACCCCGGTGATACGGACCTTGTAGCCGTGAGGGCTGATGACAGGGAGTTCAGTGAAGCGTTGCACTTGGTGGTGGATCACCCGCGACATGGTATTGCCGTTGGTGTCCTTGACCTCCAGATCGAAGTCGGTCTTGTCGTCCTTCCTGATGCGAATGACAGGCGAGGCCTTCGTGACCGTCCAGCCAGCACCGAGGTTGGTGTCCAGTTCCGTCTTGAGGTTGTCCACCACATCTTGGATCGAGACCTTGGGATCAGTCCCGTAGGCGTCAGCTGTGGTGTACGTCGCCTTCACAACCCCATCGACCTTGACCGTGTAGGTCGTGTCGTACTGGACTGCGCGGATGAACACGAGACCACCGTCAACAGTGTCGTCAGCAGTGGCTGTCCCTTTGGTCACCTTCTTCGCGGTGTTCACGATGAACGTGCTGTCAGCCAAGGTGATGGCGCGGAAGTTCTGACCTGGGAATGCGTTGTTGATGTAGCCGGTGCCGTCAGGGTAAGCGACGGTCTTCTCGTTGCCGTCGATGTCAAACACCTTGATCACGCTGTCCTGCACCAAGACGATGTACCGCTCCGAGGTGTCGCGGTTGATCATGTGCATGTAGGTGTCGCTGGTGGGATCGTTGGTGATCTTCGCCCTGAACCGCAGGGGCAGACGTTTGTTCACCCCCTCCACGATGGAGGAGAAGCCGTTCACTTGGTGTTCGGCCTGAGAGAACAGACGCATGGTCAGCGCCTGCTGGCTCACGCCGTTCATCAGGTTCGGCAGCTGTTCAGAGACAAGGGACATTAGGCCCTCCCAATCATGTGGAAGTCAGGGCTGTCGGCGAGGAAATTTAGATCCTCATCTTCAGCTTGTTCATCGGCGAAACGGACGCGGGCCATTAGCTCATCGCGTTCGTGGAACCTGTGGAGATCAACCGAACCGACGCTGTCGTCTTGGAACTTCCGTGCAGCGCGGACGGTGATGTAGTTACGTGCGCTCTCCGGCATCTCCTCGAAGTCCAGACCAAAGACGATCTTGGCTTCTAGGTTCTCGGTGAAGACGTATGTGTGGTTCTCGCGGTCGTAGAGACGTTGGCCACGGGTCACGGGGTCGATCCCCGCGTACCGGCGTTTGGACACGTCCACGGACAGGGCGTTGCTTGGGATAGCGATCTCGCCGTCCACGTCACGCGAGAGCGGGTAGTTGTGTTCGGTGTTGAATAGCCAGCCCTCAGTCTGGACCGCCTTCATGACGGTGATCAGGGTGGCTCGTGCGGTGACGACGTCCACGCCGACCTCACCAGAGAGGGTGTTGGTAGGGCTTTCGCCGATTGCCTGCAGCAGCGTGTTCACTGCCTCAAGCTCAGTCGTTGGTGTGATCATGAGGGACCTCGAAAAAAAAGGGAGACCCACGAGTAAACGCAGGTCCCCCTATGGAGAGTGTTGGGCTATGCCTTAGACGACAGCGCCGGTTGCCAGTTCGATGGCCGAGGCCGGGTCGATGACACCGTGGCCTTGGGCGTACTTGGCGACCATCATGGTGCCTTGGTACATCGCCTCGAAGTCAGCGCCGGTCTTCTGCATGGTCAGGTCCATGAGCTTCACGGTGCCAGCAGCGCCTTTCTGGAAGACCAGACCAGCGGTCGTCTCGAAGTTGCCAGCGTAGTTGTTACGCTCGCCGGTCACAGCCGCGACGTTGGTCGTCGGGACGTTGTTTGACTTGTGCAGCGTGATGCCAGCGACTTCCGGCAGCTTGCCTTCAGCCCACGAGCCACGGCCATCCCAGTCGCGGTTCAGGTTGTCCTTGTTCTGGACAAGCAGGTAGAACTGCGCCGGTTTGAATACGCCGTAGCGTTCGCCTTCCCAGACGTCCTTCTCGTCGAAGGTCTGAGCAGCCGAGAACAGGAGCTTGGACAGCGCTGCGCCATCGGTCTTGGCGGAAGCGTGGGTCAGACGCGAGCCACCCGGCAGGTCGTCGATCTTGTTGGAAGCGCGAGCTGCCAGACCGATAACGCGGGCGATCTTCTGGTCGAACTCACGGGCCAGAGCGGCACCGAGCTGCTTGGCGTATTCCGAACGCACGTCGTAGTGGTTCTTCATTTCTTCCAGTTCGTCGATGAAGATGTCAGCGATGAGCTTGTCGTCGATGTTGATGACGGTCTCGTTCGCCTTGATCTTGTTCGCACCCAGGACCGGAGTACCGGCGGTGTGGTAACGCGCCGAGGCTTTGCCCATGTGCGCGAAGGATGCCGACTTGCCTTGGGCGATGGTACGCACCATGTGGAGCGGCATGAAGATGTTGTGTTCGTTGAAAGCAGTGATCACTTCGCCAGTGAATTGCTTCATGAACAGAGCGTTGGCGGCGTCCCAGTCGCCGGGAGTGGCGGCGTTGACTACACCAAGCTGAGAGATTACAGCGTTAGCCATTGTGTGTTTCCTTTGAGATGAGTTCACAGGGGTTGTTGCGCCCTAGACACTCACTCGCTCCCGACAGGGTTATCCTCCGCAGAGGGCCAAGCGTTCCGCTCGTGTGTCTTGTGGTTGCCTACTCGCTTACAAGCGATGATGGCTTTCTCATCAAAGGAAGGGCCCGTCAGGGAGGCAAACGACGGTGATTAACCGCTGTCACTTCCTCCCATCTGGGGGTCGGTTGTGGATGTTTTGTATAGCGACCTCACTAGCCGCTCCGTACGCACCGAGGCATCCACGGTGATTAACTCCGCTTCGTTTGCCACTGGCCCGATCAAGGGCGAGGGGTGCGTATTGCAATGGTGGTCCCTAATTATTCGAGGTCAGCCCGTAGGCTAACCCCGTGCTTTTCGCCAGAGTGTGGACACTCCCGAGCGTATCCCCGCAGCTATCTGCGAGGGGGTCGGAAGCACCCAGCCGAGGATGAGCAGAGCGATGATCCACCAGCTGGTCTGGTTGAT